GTGTTCTTCGATGTGGGTCTTGGAGGCTTGGCAACGCATTTGCGAAACCTCAACCCACCGTACCCAGTGTATTCTTCTGGTGGCGCTCAAATTCTAGAGCTAGACAAAGCCCTGTTAAACAACAAGGTTCTCCCCAAACTTGGCCTTCCCGCCGAACCCTTTGAGAAACTAAAGGGGACGGAAGCACTCAAAAACTTCGTAAGGAACAAAAAAGACCTCTACATCAAACTCAGCTTTCATCGTGGAGTCTTCGAAACCCTTCACTATGTTGATTGGAGCGATTTCGAGGAAACCTTTGTCGATATAGAATCCAAATTAGGTAAAAGACGCCATTCTCAGGTTTTTCTTGTTCAAAAAACCATCCTCTGCGTTTTTGAAATCGGAGAAGATACAGCACAGATAAACGGCGATATTGTCCTGCCCTGTCTAATAGGGCTGGAGAATAAGGACGCAGCTTACCTCGGATGGGTAGTGAACAAGTTGCCGCCACTTTTTGAGCACATTAACGGGAAGATGAAACCTATGTTCAAAAAGTACGGGGGGTATGCCGGTTCCTATGCAACTGAGTTCCGTATTCAAGATGCTCTATACTCTACAGATTTCAAGGGTAAACCCTTCTATACAGACCTCACGGCGCGAGAACCTTCGCCTCCCGGTCCTGTTCGTTGCGAAGTGTGGTCAACTTTCTCACAGGATGTTTTTGAAATAGCTCAAGGGAAAATGCCAAAACCCAAACCGATAGGAAGGGTTGTGGCAGAACTCACACTTCTTTCCGACTGGTATGGAGAAGGAGATGGACATTGGGTCAAGGTAACTTACCCAGAATCAATCGCCAAATCAATCAAGTTAAAAAACGCCTGCCGGAAAAACGGAGAAAATTGGGTCATCCCAAACCATTGCGGAGAATTTCTTGGAAGTGCGATTGGAATAGGGGATAGTGTGGATGAAGCTGTAGGCAAATGTACCAAAAACGCAAAACAAGTACAGGCTAAGGGTTTGCATTTCGATGTTACTGCCTTTGATGACCTGCGGGACAAGTTTGCCAAAGCTCGCAAGTTCGGACTGGTAAGTATATGAAACCAATCCGAATCTATTTTATTCCTCAGAACCGTCAAAAGTATTCAACGGTAGGGAATTACGGCGAAGAACCTGACCATATTTGGTTTGAGATCACTCGCTTTGACAATCCGATCTATTCCGTAGCTGTTCTCCTGCACGAACTCTATGAATTCTTCCGCTGCAAACAGCAGGGGGTCAACCTGAAGGATATAGACTGGTTCGACATGGAAGGCCCCGGAAATGATGCTGACGATCCGGGTTGGCTGCCTGAAGCGCCGTATCATTCACAACATGCCGAAGCCGATGTTATCGAAAGGGCGTGCATAGCTCTGTCAGGTAATGATTGGACTGTTTATGCGAACACAATAGAGGAACTTTTCAAATGAGAAAGCAATATTCCGATTTTGTCACAGACCAAAACGGCACAGTGATTCCAGGCGCAACAGTGGCGGTCTATCTGGCCGGCGCAACGACTCTTGCCACGATCTATTCAGCATCAACCGGAGCGGCAATCACGGGCAGCACGATGATAACCGGCGCTGACGGCTCATATTCGTTTTGGGTGGACTCGGGGGATTACGGCGACAACCAGGCTTTCAAAATAGTCGCTACAATGCCGGGGTATAGTACATTCACAAGGGACAATCTTTGGTGGGGGCCTCCCTTCTTTGGAGCATAAAATCATGAAGATAAAAGTTATCCTTGCCCTTCTCGTATTGGTTTGCACCACAGTTCCTTTAGCGTCGGCAGTGGACAAAATCTATATTCAGCCCTCCCTTGGCGTCGTCACGCCGGAGTTGTACGGCGCTAAGGGTGACGGCGTAACCGACGATACGGCGGCGCTCCAGGCAGCGATAAATGCCGTGATTGCATCCGGTGGAGGCCATCTCTATATACCGAGGGCAACGTACAAACTCACCGGGAACGGACTCACGCTCACCGACGCAACTAATATGCTGATCGATGGCCCTGGGACTCTACAACTTATGGGGGCAACGTCAAATGCCATTATCCTTCAACCGGTTGGAGCTGTCAGCAATTTAAGAATCCGCGATCTCACGCTCATCGGCGATGCGAATACGGCATATAACCAGAATGGCATAGGCAACTTCTCAGGGCAGACTATCAGCAACGTGCGGTTTGAAAACCTCACGATTAGTAATCTCAACGTCGGCATCATAATGAATGCAGACCTTGGCGGATCGTATGATGACGGCGTTGTCGCTAACTGCAATATATCTAACATCGTTGGAGTAAATTCAGGCCAGGGCTACGGGATAAGTCAGGCCAGGGTGTCAAATTTTCGCATAATCAACAATCGCATCGATGGTTGCCAGAGACATTCGATCTATTCCGCCAAGGTTCCAACATCGACCGACAATAACGGTGTGATCTCCGGGAACACGATAACAAACCATCGAGCGACGGTTGCTAATCTATCGCCTCGCTGCGCCATCAATATAGCTAGGTGCAAGGGCGTGATCGTAGCGAACAACACGATGTATAATTGCTTTGATGGGAATATGATAATTGGCGGTGACAATACATCTCCCGGTTACACCTGTGAGCGGATAAAGGTCATCGGCAATCAATTTCTCTATCCAGGCAATAATGTGGGGGCAATGCTCATCGGCATCGAGACGTATCCAACCTCCGTCTATATGACCGATGACGTCGAAATAACCGGCAATTCATTTTACAGTGACTGGAACGTCTCTCAAGCGCCCGATGTGACGATCTGGAACGGCGCCAGGATCAAATATCACAATAACTACCACCATACCATGAACGTGACTACAGCCGGGGGAGATAAGTCGGCGGTCGTCATTGGAGACGCTGACTACATCAATGCCGACTCAACCCAAGATTTTGACAACGAGTTCTCGGACAACCGCATCCTGTTTGAAGGTAGCAACCTCGCTGCCTCCCGTGGGTTTGTCATTCCAACCTCCATAGCAACGGGGACCTCGTCTCAAACGCTCCTAAGAAATGAGATCAAGGGGCCTGGAACCCCCTACTATTTCGTGACGTCTCCACCCACCAATCCAAACATGAGCGTCGTCCCGATCGCGCAGGCGTATGTGACAGGAAGCGTCTCGGCCGGATGCACCAACGCCACGACGGCGGGGAAAGTCAAGATCGTCAACGCGATCAAGGTCACTTCCGGCGGGACGATGTTCTCCAGGGCGGCCATAGACAACTTTTGGGATCTGACGGGAGTCAGCACGGGAGCGGGAACCTATCTAAAGGTGCTTCTGTGCGTCGAGAACGGCATCACTGCCCGGATCGTGGTCGGGACTCCGGCGACGCAACAGATCTTGGCTCTTCTTCCTAAAATCCCGGAGGACAACTGGGCTCCGGTTGGGGCCGTTGAAATCCCTCAGAATTATTCCGGTGGATCGCTGTCCGGCTACATCTTCTACGATTTTGTCGGACCGTATAACCAGTAAGATTCTAAAATTGGAGATCACATGCCGACAAACAGAACGGTTATAAACTCCGAGGCCCTTGCCTCTTTCGGAGAGGGCATATCAGTGGGCGGAACAGGAGCAGGCTCGACCGCTTTAAGCGGCGGCAACGGGTCGCACACCGTCCCGTCTGGGTGCAGGGCGGTATGCACAGACACCTCGGCGCTTGAGCCGGTACAATGCTCGGTAAGCGGCACAACGCTCACCATCACAGGCACAGGAAGCGATGTTATAAACTGGCTTTGTTTCTAGACGATGCCGAATCTGTGAGTTTGGTGTTGCACTGGTAGTGCAGGTGGCTGTATAGTATTGCCTCGTCTACTGCCTTGCAAGTTCGAATCTTGCAACGCTCAATGTTCGGTTTGTGGCTCTGATCCGCATATATAGACATTCTTCCCCGACAAAAGCGCACCAAGCGACATCATCAACATTTCTTGCCGGACTTCGGGATGATCCCGAAATAATTTGCGCTGCTCTTCCGGCCATTTAAGAGCCGGATTACAGCAAGAGAAATCAGGGCAACACTCACCCCTCGTGGCATTATGCTCCGAGATCCCGTTTACCCACTTTTCTAGCTGCTCATCAGAAGTCATGCAATCCCCCTTTCTGGTGCCCATCCGGTGCCAATACCTTTCAAACCCTTATCCGAAGCGTCCGAAAAACGTCCGTTTTTTCCGGACGCAAGTACCCTTTTATGCCTCTTCTAGCCCGTGTTACTTCCGTGTACATTGAACAATTTCAAATACTTGCCCTAATCAGTCCTTAGTTTGAACGGTGAAACGATCACTCTCGGTTCGACGTAAACCGGTGACACCTTCCCGCTGCCATTGGGGTCTAGGAGCAATATCCAAGTCCCTTCGGCGCTTTGCGGGGAATACAGGCCGTTCGGATCGGGCTGAGGGAGGGCTATGATGTGAGTACTATCGAAACGGGATTCGTTTCTCATCTGAGGATTCGTATATTGAGTGGCGTATGGTATTCCGTATCCTACCGATTGCCCAAGGAATACCAGCTTTCCGTTTAATTCGTTGAAAACATAAGTGTATGTAACAAGCCCCTGCTGGTCGCGGAGTTCCAGAATCTCTTTAAGCATCTTGCGTTCTCGGAAGTTTTTGATGTTCGGCATTCCTGTTTGAGATAGGGCCTCACTCATCAAGACTTCCTGCTGCTGCATTTCCTTTTTTGTCGAAACGGACTTCTCCTCAACGCACGCAGATAGCAAAAACGGTACTACCACTAAAATCAGAATCCACCTTCTCATTGTACCCCCTCCTGTCTTTGTTTGAGTTCGGCAATAAACACTTTGAGATCATACGGTAATCTGTTTGGGTCGTACTCAGAGGCCCGGTGAATGATTATCGAGGCCATTGCCGCTTTCCCTTCAGGCGGGGCCTTGATATACTCCATCTGCATATTCTCAAGCTCCTGCACCATCCCCTGATTGTACGCCTTCGATTGCTCGAATATCTCCCGTCTCACGTTCTCGGTCCTGATGCCGAAAAACTTGTAGAGGAAAAACTCATTGCCTTGAAACACCCAAGTAAGGGCCAAAAGCAAAACCAAAATTCCTACGCCTGCACCGAAAATTCTCATCTATTTCCTCCTCATAGAATTAGGTAAACCGTGAACAATCCTCATTCCTCCTTCTTCACCGCTGGAGTAGCTAGCAGGCCGGGGTGCTCGATCGGCTCAAAACCAAGCCAATCGTATCTTGCCGCTATGTCAAGGCACTCGTCTGCATTCGGGCACGTAAAATAGCATTCCGGTCTACTAATCTCTCCAGTTGGGACAATCCGGCAATTAGCCACTGGAATCCCCGGTTTTGAGCCGTGGTAAAGCGGCTTATCCTTCAGCGCAAGATACATTTTATATGCACTTAATCCGCTCATTCCTTCGCCCTTCTCTTGCGGCGGGTCATTCCGCTTCCTCGAATTTCGCGCAGGCCCTCCATCGGACCCGGATATCCGTACCAGGACCGTTGGTAAGCGGCTTATGCCAGATATCGCATTTGTGGTAATCTTTGCTCATCCGCTTTTTGATATGATGGGCGCAGTCTCCGCACTGTTTATCTTCCGGCCCATAGCCGTGTACTTTCACCATCTCGTTAGGATCGTAGCGGTGAGGGTACTTTTCGCGCAGGCCGTTGAGATGCTGCTGTTGTAGCAGAGATTTCTGGCTCATTTCCCTTCCTCCGGCCACTCGCCTAGTTTTCTCAATTCCCGTTCCCAGAACGCCCTTACATCATCCGAGCAGTGCGCTAAGGCATCAACCCAAGTGGGCCAATGGTTATGTGCCGCATAAAAACTATACTGATAGTACAGAGATTGGGCGTTATGGGGTTGAGCGGGATCGTGATCCACAGCGCATTCCTGACAGACATTAGGAGCGCATGGAAGTAAGTACATGACTGTTTCTGCGGGTTTATTGTCTTTTTGGTTTGTTCTCAACTTTTACCCCCTTCCTCCGGCGGGGCGGGGACCCTACACTCCCTGCGCCTTCGCACACTCAATTAGTTCCTGGACCTTCTTGCCGATCGGGTCATAGGGATACATGCGAATGGGCCTCAGCAACCGGTTGGCGTAGTCGACCTCACGAGCTGTGCTTTCCCCCATATAAAAGTTGGGGCAAACAACAAAGACCTCGTCGGCAAGGTCAATCTTGCGAAGATGTAAATCGTCCATCTGTCTGGCAATACCTTCGGTTTCTGCCTGATGATGGTCTTCCGCCCCATACCACCAGGGCAAAAGATGCAGCGATAGAGCGATGGCGTGTTCATCTCGTTCAATCAACCAGGCGCACACGGCCATAATGTCCACAAATCGAGACGATCCACAGAGGACTACAATCTTCGGTTTTACATTTTCTTCGCGGGATAAAGGGCCGTCGCCTTCCCCCTGCATCGCCCCATAGGATGCGCCGCAAAGAGGGCAGCAAAAGAAACCCCGTTCGTTGCGTTTCAGAACAGCGTTGCCGGGCGTCTGGCAGCACGGCCACTGGCTACAGTAGGGCTCTCCCGCTCTTGTTCTTGGCGGCGGCGGACAGGCTTGATCTTCGCAGCTCATTTCTCGCCCTCCCACTTCTCGGGGCATTTAGACGCTGCGGCAGCCGCCTTTATCGCTCTGTTCTTATAAATATGGCACCGACACGCAAGCCCCGATGGAATGTGGGTAAGCGTCCATTTACCCGGCCCCATGATTATCCCGCCTTCTATCGACCTATAGACGGCGAAATCCCCGTAGACAAAAGCAGAAATCTCCTGCTTGCATTCTTGGAAATTCCCATCTCCATACCAAGTGGCGCTAATTACAATCGTGGTTGCTTTCACTTCTCCCCCTCTCTTTCCGGCTCTTCTTCGTATTCCTCCTGCCGGCATTCGTCGTAATATTCTTGCTCCTGCTGGCGCATCCACTCTTGCCTGCGTTGTTCGGCGGCCCTTATTTCACGTTCCTCTTCGAGCCGTTCCTCTTCGTGCCTTTCCCGTATCTCCCACTCCCGGTCCTGGTGGCCCTGGAAATACGCCTCGTCGCGCTCGTAGCCCCGATGTCGGTCATAATCGTAGTCGCGGCAACCGTAATCCTCGTCTCTACGGCCTTTCTCATAGGCTCGTTCAGATTCATAGCTGTGATAGTAATGCCTCACCACTCCCCCTCTCTTGGCGCACTGGCTACCCCCGGCGGCTAGTCTTCCGCCTCTTGGCATTCCGGGCATTCATAGCCGACAAGCCGACCATCCCTGCTATACAGGGGCTTCCAACCGTCTTTACCCAGCCGATTTGGATACGTGAAGTTGGCTTTCTTGCTGGGTCTGCCGTGAAACTCGCATTGGTGGCAGATTATCTGTCTGGCCTTCTGCCGCTCCTTGTGCTCGCGGTGCTCTCCCCAATAATCCCCAATATCTCCCATGGTTATCCCCTTAGCGGCTAGGCGGCTAATGCCAGAATTGCCAGAACGGGCGGCGACGAAGAACGGTTACGTTAATAGCGTCCGAGTGGTCGGAGAATTGCATCGCCGCAGTGTCCCGCAAGTGAGCCTGCAAGCATTCGCGCACATCTTTTGCCTTGCGCGTCCCGATAAGAATTGACACCCTGAAATCTACCCGCTGCCTGCGCCTGGACATTTATCGCCTCCCCGCTGCGATTGAGTCTTCCGCATAAATTCTCACGCCCGGTATCTTAGCGGCTTCCCTGAGTGCCCTTACCACGCCGCCAATCTTCACCATGTCCGGGGTCAGGTACTCGCGGGGGATTTTAGAAGCATCTTCGATTGTGAACTTCCAGGTCTTCCGCATGGAGATCCCGCCCCCTGTCTCCACAGTCTTCGGCACAAACGGCGGCGGCACAAAGGCCGGTTCATCATCGAGAATTGCGGCTGCTTCGTCTAAATCGCCATCCGCCTCTGCCTGGATTGCTTCTTGGAGACGGCGCTCTTCTTCGGCCTTCTCAGCGATTAGGCGAAGGCGGTCTTCCTCGGCTTTGCGCTTTTCTTCCTCAGCTTCAAGGAATGTGGCTATCCTGTTCTTGAGCACTTTTTCAGCGGCTGCCAACGGCTCCGCAAACTTTTTCTTCTGGTCGATGGCTGCTCTGTGAGCTTTGTGCGCTGCCTGAATGATAGGATCGAACGTCTCATCCAGTTTTTTTTGCATATCCTTGATTGAGAGAAGGGACGCGCAACCCTGTTCATAGCTTGGTTTGTCGGTGATGGTTAAAATTTCGGCCTGTTTGGAGACAACAAGGGCCTTTTCGCCTTCAATCTCAGGTACTGGCGTCTCGACCGGCCCGATATCGACTATTTGGGCGACTGCGTTCATAAAAGTCCTCTCTCTTTTCGATAATGGAACACTGACACTGCGCTAAGGAATACGCCGAGCAGCTTCCGGTCATAGCGATGGGTCTCTAACTTGTATGTCCCGTCTTCCTTCAAGCGCAGCATATAGCCCTGTCTGCCGGGGTCGTATGAATTTGCCCTCAGAAGCTCTGCATACGCTTCCAACTGGATCGGATCGCTTGCCCCGGTCTTTATGTCCAGGAGGGGTAAAAAGCGGTCAGGAGTGCCGCAGAAGCGGTATATGGGGTGATTCAGGGATTCCTCCGTGTGCTTCCATTCATGGAATGGTTGCTCGTCCCTGAACTTCCGGTAGGCGTTCACATAACCCCGAATACGCTCATCAACCGACTCTTCATCCAGGATGCCCATGTCCATCATAGCCGTTGCAACGTGGACGGCCTGACCTCGGGCAAGATAGAATTCATCCCGGTTGAAATACTTCACGAGTCCCATTTTCTCGGCAATTTCCGAAAAGCCGGGAAGTCGTGTCCCGTCCACAAAATACTCGTGCTTGTCGGTCAGTTCGATCATTCAGGCACCGCCACCGGGACGAGTTCAACGACTGTTGAATATTTACCATCGCTTGTGTAGGACAGAACCACTTCATGCCCCTTCTCGAATTGCGCCAGTTCTCCGATCTTAGAATCGAAGGTGCCGAACCATGCCTCTCCAATCTTAATGCCGAATTTCTTCCAATCGCCCTTAGCGCCCGTGCCGGTCTTTACCGTCACCTCCTCAATAATCCCCCGTGCGGTCAGTTCTGTCGTTTTCTTCGCCGTAGGCTGCTGGATCGAGGGCTTGCCGTTTGTCCCTTCCTGCATTTCTTCAGCGGGAGTTGGCTTATATCCGGCCAGGACCACGACCCAAGCCAGCACATTTCGCAGGGACTTGGCGCAGGCCCTTGTCTGAGCCATCGACCGCAACTGGAAAAGCGGCTTGGATTTCCAGTTTGGCTCATCGTTCATGCACATGGCTTCCGCTGCGCTTACCTCCATGCCATCGGCGCGGAGAGTCACGGCCCTAGCAAGAAAACCCTGTACGGCCCCGAAGTCGATAAACTCAGTTGAAACCACTTTGGCGGTAACACCGTAGAACCGGCCCACTGTTTGCCAGTCTTCGAATTCCAGGTATTGCTCTCCGTTGAAGATAACCGGCTTCTGCTTGTTCTTTACAACATCTTGCAGGGCGCTTGCCGCTTTCCGGGCTTCTTCGAGAACTACAGCCGGTGGTCTGGATATGGCGACATCAGTTGAACAATCGTAAACCGTCATTTCTGTACCCATTCAGTCCTTCCTTTCCTATCCTGCGATCATCCACGCCAGGAACACAATCCCGCACCAGGCGGCTATCGAGAGAGCCATCCCGCCGAGCAGACCCCAGTTGATTTGCCGAATCGTTGTCATGGTTCAGCCTCCTAAATGTCCGCGCTGTGCTTCACATCTGTGGCACCGGAGCGGGCTACGTTCATCCGGTGGGTACGGGCACTCATCGCCGTCTATCCCAATAGTGGGGCAAAAGTAGCCTTCATCGTCCATTCCGTTCATTTCCCGATCCTCAGCCTCGGTAATCGGGCATTTGACATGCGCCGGCTTCCTGCACTCGCCCGCACGTTCACCAAGGCTCTTGTTTTCGTATTTACATCCTATTCCGTAGCACATGCAGCTCTCCTGCGGATAGCCAAGCAGACCCGCCACAAAGTTCATGTCGTGGAAGTAGTCAGTCGCTTTCATGCCGGCTCCTTCGTGATTAACCCGCAGCATCCCGCCGTCGGTTGCAGTTCGCGGGTTGGCGGAATAGAATCGCAACCGTAAAACTTGCCCGTGTCCGTGTCCTTCCAAAGCTCGGGGAAGGCCTGCCACATCGCACAATCGTCGGCTAGGCAATAGCTCCAAGCCCATTGCGGATTATCTCCAAGGTTTTGTCCTGCAACCCAATGGCTCATTATTGGGCATGTTTTCTTTTTCGCCTCTTCGATTGTCATGCCGGTTCCTTCCAGCCCTGAGACTGAGCGTACATGCGGTTAAATTCGTCCTGGCTGCGCTTAACGTCCCGCGTCAGGCTCGGCTTCACCCGGTTTGAGACGGTGACTCCGCAGGCTGTGCAGGTTGTCATTACCCGCGTCCGGTCGCCAAGGTCCGTTACCTCGATTGATGTGCGGTTGTGCTGGCAGTTACACATTGGAGACCTCCGTTTCATCCGGCGCACAATCGGGTGATTCCTCGCCCTTCCATAACTCTCTGTGTCTCAAAATAAGGTGCAGCGCCGCCTCATATTCGGTTGCGTGCGTGTTGCCGTCGTGGGTTTTTGCGAGGGATGCGCGAAATTCAACGAGAGTGCCGAAAAAGCAGCCAGTTCGGAGATAAATGCCCCTGTCGGTAAAAAATGCGGTGAGATAATCAGATCTGGACCCGATGGGACCGATTTGGAGTATGGGGCGATCGCCTACAAGTTTGACGTCTTCGCCCAGGTTCGCTCCGCCCAGGTCCGCTTCGTACAGGTTCGCTCCGCGCAGGTTCGCTCCGCGCAGGTCCGCTCCGTACAGGTCCGCTCCGTACAGGTTCGCTCCGCGCAGGTCCGCTTCGCGCAGGTCCGCTTCGTACAGGTCCGCTCTGTACAGGTTCGCTCCGCCCAGGTTCGCTCCGTACAGGTCCGCTCCGCGCAGGTTCGCTCCGCGCAGGTTCGCTCCGCGCAGGTCCGCTCCGTACAGGTTCGCTCCGCGCAGGTCCGCTCCGCGCAGGTTCGCTCCGCCCAGGTCCGCTTCGCCCAGGTCCGCTTCGCGCAGGTCCGCTTCGCGCAGGTTCGCTCCGCGCAGGTCCGCTTCGCGCAGGTCCGCTCCGCGCAGGTCCGCTTCGCGCAGGTCCGCTCCGCGCAGGTCCGCTCCGTACAGGTTCGCTCCGCGCAGGTCCGCTCCGCGCAGGTCCGCTCCGCCTTTATAGGCCAGTTTCGCGGCAAGCCCGAGGCGGATAGATTCTGTTCCACCGTCAACTTCGGCTTCAAAAATGAGCGAGCCAGTAAAACGATTTAAAATCTTCGTGAGTGCTTTCAAATCCCCCTCCTTTCGAAAAACCCCCGCCCTGGTCATGCCCTGCTGTCTTCCGAGGAGCTACGCACTGCGGGACCCGACCAAAACGGCCACGGCCGAGCGGGGGCATGTCTTAGAATCACCAGGACCGGGAAACAGGGCCTTTATATTTCTCGTAAAATTCCTGTTCCCAGGGTGTCTTAACGTAATTAAGGAGCATCGCCGTCAGGTTTTCTTCATTCATCTGCTTCCACGCCAGGCCAATCATTTCGCGTGCCCTTTCGGGCGAAATCTTTTCCACGGCTCGATATGCTTGGCCTGTAAAATCTACCGCGTAACGATTTGCCCCTAGGGAGATGCGTTCCATCTGGTTTCCCCTCCTTCTCGCGCCCGATTGCCTTAAAAGGCCTTGCTCGGGCGGTTGGTTGTTTGCGGGTTTGACTCTTCGGCTCGTCCGAAACGGGGCCAAGGGTCGGTGTCTCCATCGTTGGAGAGAAGTATACAACCGCCAGTTGCCATTTACAATACAAAAGTTGTCATGGAGAGCAAAAAAAATTCGGTTAGCTGATTTTTTTTCGGGGGCGCATTGCCTGGACTTGTTCGATTATCTCGGAGAGAAAACGGTAGGTAGCGCGGTAGAAGTCTATCGCAGTTATTTCATTCTCTTTATAGGCATCCCATTCGGGAGGAAATGCAGGGCGCTTAAAATCAAGCCCAAGTGAGTGCGCGGCCTGGGCGAAAATGAATGAAGCCTTTTCTGGAGAGCCTTCGGGATAAAATGTTTGACCGATTGGTGGATCTGGATCGTCCGTTCGGCTCATGAGGAATTCCGGAGTTGTGTGCAGGCTGGCAGCTAGATTTAACAAGTTATTCCCTCGCCCCAGCGATGCACCGGTCATATACTTTTGAACAGCCTGATAGGTAACGCCCATTTTATCGGCTAGGGCTCTCTGCGTCAAGCCCAAGGTTCTCATCCTGGCAGTAACTCTTTTCCCAAAATGTTCTCTCATTTCGGCATCGTCCATAATGCGCAAAGTTGCACACCTGAGCTTTGTGCGACAAGCCAAAAAAAGTTGTTGCTCATAGCAACCGGTGGTTGTAGAATTACACTTGGAGGTAGTCATGAAAGAACTTCTCACCACAAAAACAATCTCGGAGAAAACTGGGTTTAGCCGCCAGCATATCGACTTCATTTTAAACCGGGCCAGGGCGCCTTCGTTGGCGGCGGCGGTGAAGTTGGAAGACGCAACCGGAGTCAACAGGCTGGCATGGCTCTTTCCAGACGAGCACGAAAATCCGTACATGAGAAAGAAAGTCGTCAATGACTCCGACTAGGGTACAAGGGGCGGAATCACAATGATGTTTACAATATAAAGGCTTGCCAGGGCGATGCACGGCAATCCGCCTATAGATTCAGAAAAGTAGAGATAAATTAAGAAAGCTGCTGCGGCCAGATCGCAGAGCGCAACGATGGATCTGAGAGTTTTTATCATGTAAGGGCTCCTCATGGGTTGGTTTAAGGGCTCAACCTTATGAGTATCGGAGCAAAAGTCAAATAAAAAGGGGATCGGGGGCATTTCACATCTTTCGAGTGGTCCGGGGGAGGCCGCTTGATATTCATCACACTTAATCCATCCACATGACAATTTAGAGAAGCCGGGCGCACGCGGGGGTATGCCGGGGTTGGCAACGTGCGCCCTGGCGGGGGAAGGGCTTTATGGCTCCAAAGAACTCTATAGGGAATGAACCTGTTTCCACGACTATACCTACCTGGCTCGTTAAAAAAATCGACCGTTTAGCTTTAGAGCAGCACATTGATCGGGCCGCATGGTTACGTCGCGCCGTCCACAAGCAATTTCTTTTAGAGCAGGATCGGCCCGAAATATGGGCGCTATTCTCAGGCGAGTCTGAATGAATTGTCAAATCGGTAGATATTTTAAAAATATGACGTTTTTAGGCATACCAAAATTTTGGTTCTAGCGCTGGAGGGGGGCATGGGGGAGCGACGGGTAGTAAAGCCGTGCGAGGGGTGCGGGAGAATGTTCCAGGCGGCCAAGGAGAAGACAAGGTTCTGCCCGAAATGCGCTATCAAAATCACAACTGCCGCTGGGGGCAAATGGAAGGAAAATTTGCCGAAGTGTCCGATTTGCGGACGAGGCATTAAAAACCTGAACGAAACCGGCCTTTGTTACCGCTGCAAAATCTCCAAATTTGGCAGGCCCAGGGTCGAAGTTATCTGTCCTAAGTGCGGAAATGCAAGGCTCCTGCGCAAAAACTCCGTGCTGCAGAACGGCTTCCAGCCGCTTTGCGAGAAGTGCAGACCGATTCCGCGAGTGGTGATTAAGCCGAAAAAAGACAGGATACAAAAACCCCTCAAATTGTTCTCAGATTTAACGAATTTAACGAATGTTCTTCATATCGGCGGCTGTACGCTCGTACCAGCATGGCACGGGCGCTGCCGACACTTTCTCGGTTGCATTAGGGGTTCTCATGCCGGGTTGTACGTGGACCGGGCAAACGATTGCGCCTGGCAAGTCGCAAAGCTCAATTGGCCGGGGTTCAAAACGCTTGGCAAATGTTACCCGATTTACGCGCCGGATTCCTTGTCGCTACTCACGGACGACCGGCCGAGTTGTCAGGCGCTATGTCTTGAAGTGTGAAGGAGGGGCATGTGATGAAATGGGGCGAAGGGTTTGAGGGGAAATTACTAGCAATTATGGAAGAGTTCAAAAGCCATCCGGATGAATCTACACAATACATCAGAATGATTAAGAAGCTTATCTTCAGCGAATTGTACCTCAACTGGTAAGGCGTGTCGGAGGGGGCGCGTCTTTATGAATGATTCTATTCTTTCCAGGATGGAAACCATTCTCGACACGATGCGAGTGTACTGTGACCAGGTTCGGCTCGATCTGCGGATGGCAATGCACGTGCGCAGGCAGATGGTAAATCTTTTCGATACTTGGCTGAAAGAAAAAGACGACAGCAGGCGCAGGGTCGCGCTTGAAGCACTTAAAAATCGTGCCGAAAAAGAAGTGGGGCCTTGGTTTTGGCGCAGGCGGAAAGGCGTCAGCTTAGAGGATGATTTAAAAGCCCGTGTATCTCAGCTTAAAGATATGGGGTATGACCTTGACCGGCAGTGGGACTTAACGCTTGAAGCTCTGACCGACTGGACAGGCGAGGCCGACGAGGAACTTCTAAAGAAGATATTCTTGGAGGCCCACAATGCCAGCGCCAAATGATGTTAAATCTGAAGTTCGAAACAGGGCGACAACGGTTACAAGGGCGACAACGGTTACATTGGATACAGAGGGCGACAGCAGGGCGACAGAAGGGCGACAGAGGGCGACAGAGGCGACAGAGCTTTTTGAGGCCAATATCCGGGGGCTGATCCGCAAGTGGGTAGAGGAAAGTCCAGGGAAATTCAACACTTCCGATGTTGACCGCGAACTAGGCTTAACTTCGAGAATAGCTAAACAGAACAGGTCAAAGTGTTTGTCTGTCTTGGTTTCCGAGGGATTGATCGAGCGAGATTTTAACCGCCGTGGCGTTTTCCGCAAGAAAGACAATGCCTTAGTAGAAATGGACATACTTGGGGCCAAATCCGCCGAACTTCCCATCGACTTACCTTTCGGACTATCTAAATACATAGAGATAAATAATAAAGAAATAATACTCTTTATGGGAGAAACCAACTCAGGGAAGACGACAGTTATTTTCAACATGATCTGGTCCTGCTTAAAAACTTTGAAAGCGGATGGGTGTCTTCGGGAAAAAGACAAGCCTAAAGAGAATGGGTGTTTTGGGATTCGCTATTTTTCTTCGGAAATGGGGCCTACCGGCGTCCGTAAAAAGCTGGAGTCGTTTGGGGGTGATTATCCGGTAAAGGAATGGGTGAAATATGTCTGCTCCGTGGAACGCAATCGGGACTTTCAAGACGTGGTTGACCCGTGGGGAATCAACTTTATTGACTACCTGGAAGTCTTTCAGGGTGAATATTTCAAGCTATCATCAGACATTACTTCCATTTTTTCAGTTCTTGATACGGGTATTGCGGTAATAGCACTCCATAAAAAATCGGGAACCGACATAGGCCGGGGTGGTGAGGCAACCTTAGAGAAGCCGCGCCTTGCGATAGCTCTGTCTGAAAATAAAGAAAAGGGGTACTCGACCGCAAAGATTGTCAAGGCAAAGCACTACCGAGATAAGAATCCGGTCGGAATGGAAAAAGATTTCATAGTTCGCCGGCACGGGACAAAAATTATAGAAGTCTCCGAGTGGGGTTACGCCTCTGAGCATCAAGTGAGACGCAACACGACTCCATATCACGACCTTTATCTGGACAGGTACTAAATATGGCTGATTTCTTTTTAAAGGGCTTTGTGGGGGCGATTCCTGAGATGAAAGAAGTTCGAGGAATCCCAGTCGCGGAGTTCATCGTTCAGATTAACGGGGGGAAAACAGATAACCCTAAGAAAATATGGGTGAAGTGTTCCGCCTGGCACGACCTGGCCGAGCTTGTGAAGACTCATGTTTTCCAAGGCGATTTAGTGGGAATCAACGGGCGAATATTCAATGTGGATGCCTGGATTGACAAAAAGGGAAAGCCACAAGGCACTGTAGAAATTCGGGCCGACGAAATATCTAAGAGTTTAAAACCTGGAATGTTCAAAAACATCAAAGAGTTCAGGAATCCCGGTTACGAGCGTCTTCCCGGGCACCCGGGGGAGGAAGAGGATTCGATTCCGTTTTAGTAAACATTTGATGCGATGATTGTAAACTTTTGAGTGGGGGATTGTAAACATTGGGCCGTTTTGAAGGGAGATAAAGAGATGATTTGTCAATCGTGCGGTAAGGAAGGTGCGGAACGCAGGAGACAGAGGACTGCCTATGTTGATGATGCTCTTAATTGGGCTACGCTCTGTCCCGAATGCCAGGATGAAGCTGAAGAATACTGGCGAGAACAATGGAACGATTATTACAACAACTGCATGTAACGTCGATGCTTCTTTGGCCTGATTTTATAGTCCTGCTGGGCTTTTTCGCGGCGGTTTGTTTGCTGTGCTGGATTGCGTACAGAATAGGGGGGAAGTGATGAGTG